TTTACCCAACCCCATTGAATCAGCCAAGATAAACTTATCATTTTCAAGCAACTTTTGAATTGCTTCCTTTTGATGTTCAAATGGCATTCTATGTGAATACTTTTCATAATCAACAACAATATTTTTATTTGTCTTATCCACAATAATACCATCTTTTGGAATCCAATAAATGCCCAATCTATCATTATCAAAAAATCTACCAAGAATATGATATGATTTTTCTTTCTCCACCAATAATTTTTCAATCCATATTTTTTGTGGAACACTTGTTAATAATTTATCATCAGCAATCATATTTGCAAAATAGATATCAAGGTCAACCCACTTTCTGGCAATCTTTGGTCTTGTCTCATAAAATAATGAAATATATTCAGCTTGGCTTGGTGTCAAATAAAAATTTGGATTACCAATAGCCATAGTCCTTAATCCATTTAAATAATCATTTTGACCATTATATGATTTCAATAACAACAAAGCCTCATCCTCACTTACCTTTTTTTTGCTCATAATTTATATCAATATTATTTAATAATAATAAATAAGTGTTAAATTATCAATTAAAAGATATTTATTTTAAATAAAAGATTACATATGGCTAAGATAGTTCCTATTACAAGAGTTGGTAAATTTTTTGGAGCAGATGATTATAATTTAGACATTGACTTGGGGATGGAATATATGGGTGGGGATTTAAATATGACTGTTGTTTTATATAGAATTGATAGAAAAAAAACAAAAAAAGATGATGTATATGGTGAATCACCAACTGATGGTATTGTTTTTATGCCACCAATTGAAATAACAGGATTGGTTCAAATACTTGAATCAACAATGAAACAATTGGGGAATTCCAAAATTGAGCAAAAAGAACCTGGCAATCTTAAATTATCCTTATATCAAAAGCAATTGGATGATTTAAATGTTGAAATATTAAAAGGTGATTATTTGGCTTATTATGTAACTGAAGATAAAGTTAGATACTATTCTGTTATTGATGATGGAATTGTTAATATGGATAATAAACATACCTATGCTGGTTATAAACCATTCTATAGAACAATAACTGCCACATTTGTTAATAAAGATGAATTTAAAGGAATGTAATGAAAATTATAATTACAGAATCACAATTAAATAAAATAACAGAAATTGTAACAAATAAAGAAGTAATTTGTGACAATTGTGAATGGTCTTGGAAATTGGCAGATGGTGGTGATGATCCATATATTTGCCATAAATGTGGTCATAATAATGAAGAAAAATAATATGCCATTACCAAAAAAAATAAAAACAAATCTGGATATTGTATATGATAAAACTCTATTAGATAGAAGAGAAGAGTTATTGGACAATATCATTGACAATGGAACATACTTGCCAAAATCTTTATTACATGAGAATCTTGATAAAGGTATGCTTGAATTTGTTAAAAATGATTTGCAAATTTTAAGTGGTGGCAAAATAATTCCAACTGTTGATAAAATAATTAGCACACAAAATTGGTCACAATATACAGAAACCTGGACATTCATTGATGAAGATAATAATCCAGTCCCACCATTCATTACATTGGTTCGAATGAATGATTCCAAATATGGAACAAACCCAGCAACACAATATACAATACCTAATAGAAAACCCTTTTATTTTGCAAGTGTACCAACTTGGGATGGGCAAAGAAATGGATTTGATATTTATTCAATCCCACAACCAGTACCAATTGATATAAATTTTAGCATTAAGATAATTACAAATAGGCTTAGGGATTTGAATAAGTTCAATACAAAAGTATTGCAAAAATTCTCATCCAAACAAGCATATACAATAGTTAATGGTCACTATATACCAATTGTTTCAACAAATATAACAGATGAATCGCAAATTAATACTGATAGCAGAAAATTTTATATTCAATCCTATGATTTCACAATGTTGGGATTTTTAATTGATGATGAAGAATTTGATGTGAAACCAGCAATAAATAGAATTAGCCAAGTATTTGAAACTGAAATTCAAAACCAAGTGCCAAATGTACAAGTAGTGGAGACAATTCCAATAAATGATTTAACATATGAGATAATATAAAAATGTCTTCAGCAATAAGAATAACTAGTGTTAATCTAAATAATGAAATTGTATTTGTCACATTATTACAAAATGATGTGACCTATAATTTAGGTGAAAGAGTTATTCCTTTTAATATATATCCAATACCAGAAACAGGTAAATTGAGTGGGTTATATACATTGTATGTTCCAAAATATTTAACAAATTATGAAATAATAATACCAGAATCTGTTGAAGTAACACCTTCAAATACACCAACAAGAACAATTACACCAACACAAACACCAACAAATACAGTAACACCTTCAAATACACCAACAAGAACAATTACACCAACACAAACACCAACAAATACAGTAACACCTTCAATTACACCAACCAATACAATCACACCATCAATAACTAAAACCATTACACCAACAGTTACACCAACAAATAGTGAAACTCCAATACCAACAGTCACACCAACAAATAGTGAAACTCCAACACCAACAATAACACAAACACCAACCAATACACTTACACCTTCAATTACTAGAACACCAGGAGCATCACAAGATGTAACACCAACAAATACAATTACACCAACCAGAACTGCTACACCAACTATAACACCAACTATTACACAAACTCCAACAAATACAATAACTCCAACTGTAACACAAACTCCAACAAATACAATAACTACAACTGTAACAAGTACCAATACACCAACTTGTGATTTTATTATAGAATTAATCACACCAACACCAACACCATCCATAACTCCAACCTTAACACCAACAAATTTATTGTCTTGTGATTTTGTAATAGAATTAATATAATCAAATTTTTTATGTACAAAAAAACATTATATTATAATATTTATAATTAAAAATTTAAATAAACTATTATGCCATCAATTTTAATATCAAGTCAAACCTATAATGGGCAAATTGGAGATATTAGATTTTACCCTACTAGTGGGGGGACTATTATTATTGGGCAACAAATTATACCTTATACTTATACTTCAGATAATATATATGGAGAATATAGTATTTATTTATCTGCATATACATTAACTTGTTCAGCAAGTATTTCTGAACCTAGTGTAACTATAACACCAACATCAACAATTACACCTACTCCTACAATAACATTAACTCCAACCAACACAATTACACCAACAAATAGTGAAACGCCAACACAAACTATAACACCTACAAATACAATTACTCCAACCAACACAGAAACACCAACACAAACAATAACACCTACAATAACATTAACTCCAACCAATACAATTACACCAACAAGTAGTGAAACATCTACTCCAAGCATAACACCAACAAATACAATTACGCCATCTGTAACAAAAACACCAGGAGCATCACAAGATCCAACTCCAACTATAACACCAACCAATACAGAAACACCAACTCCAACCATAACACCAACCAACACAGAAACACCAACTCAAACTATAACGCCAACCAATACAGAAACACCAACTCCAACTATAACACCAACCAATACAGAAACACCAACCATAACACCAACCAATACAGAAACACCAACTCAAACTATAACGCCAACCAATACAGAAACACCAACCATAACACCAACCAATACAGAAACACCAACTCAAACTATAACGCCAACCAACACAGAAACACCAACTCCAACTATAACACCAACCAACACAGAAACACCAACACAAACTCCAACAAGTAGTGAAACTCCAACTCCAACAAACACAATAACTCCAACAGAAACACCAACTCAAACTATAACACCTACAAATACAATTACACCTACTAACACAATAACACCATCTGAAACACCAACTCCAACTATAACACCAACCAACACAATAACACCAACAGAAACACCAACTCAAACCATAACACCAACCAACACAATAACACCAACAGAAACACCAACTCAAACCATAACACCAACCAACACAATAACACCAACAAAAACACCAACTCAAACTATAACACCAACTAATACAATTACACCTACAAATACAATCACACCAACTGAAACACCAACCAACACAATAACACCAACAGAAACACCAACTCAAACTATAACACCAACTCAAACTATAACACCTACAAACACAATCACACCAACAAATACCATAACACCAACAAGAACAGTTACACCATCACCAGTTTATGATGCAGACGCACAAGCATTCTTTTCAAGAGTTACAACAGATGGAGGTAGTTTAACAAGCACCGAACAAAATGCAGTTAACACATTAGTGATTGCATTAAAAACACATAGAATTTGGACAAAAATGAAAGCTATTTATCCTATGGTAGGGTCAAGTGCTGCAGCTTGTAAACAAAATCTTAAATCATCAAGTTTTACAGGTACTTTTAGTAGTGGATGGACTTTTGCAAATACAGGGGTAACACCTAATGGGACAAGCGCATATATGGATTCAAATTTAAATACAAATAATTTTACTTCTCTACATTATTCATATTATTCAAGGACAACTAATACAAGTGGTCGTGATATGGGTAGTGAATCACCAGCAGCTTATGATTTAATTTTGTCATTAGGAGGTACTTTATATCAAAGATTTGACACTTCATCAATAGTGGTTGCTAATACTGATAGTAAAGGATTTTATGTAGGCACTCAAGATGCTACAAATTTACATAGGTGTTTTAAAAATGGAACTCAAATAGGAACAACAGAACCTGATGACCAAAGTTATAATAATGCTAATGTGTATATAGGAGCAGTAAATTCAGCATATTATGGAAGTAGGCAATGTGCATTTGCTTCAATAGGAGATGGGTTAACAGATACAGAAGTAAGTAATTTATACTCGGCAGTACAAAGTTTTCAAACAACTTTAAATAGAAATGTATGATAGGATACAAATTAACAGAAAATCAAAAGAATATTGTTCAAAACAAATTCTACACACCACATCAGTTTATTAACTGTGTGCAAGACATAAATGGTATTTGGTTCACCTTTTTTACCGACGAAGACAAGGCAATCATTGCCACAACAGATATAGCTTGGATTTTGGAATGTAATCAAGAAGAATATTTACCACCAAATATACCATTACCATTTTAAATAAAAAACTAATATGAATGAAATTCAGATAGGAAATCAAATATGGGCAAATGAAAATTTATCCATAACAACATTTAGGAATGGTGATAATATCCCCCTAGTTCAAAATAATGATTGGGCACAATTATTGTCCCCAGCATACAGCCTTAATGAAAGCAATGATTATTTGTATAACTATTGGGTTATTACAGATAGTAGAAATGTTGCCCCATTGGGTTGGAGGATTCCAACCGAGGATGATTGGGATATTTTAATAAATCATCTTGGTGGCAAGGATAATGCTGGATATAAATTAAAAACAACTGATGGTTGGTTAATGGAAGTTCAGAATTTTGAAACAGGTGAAACAATTACACAAAATTTTGGTGGAACAAATGAGGTTGGGTTTAATGGAAAATCAGTTGGATTTAGACATATAGATGGAAATTTTGCATCTGATTTACTTTCAGCATATTTTATTCCAACATCCATTGATGAAAATTTGTGCAAATATGTATTTTTATTTTCAGGAAATGAATTTGGAAAAGGTGGTATGTGGAAAAAAGATGGATTTCCAATTAGATTAATAAAGGAATAATAGTTTTTGATTATTTTTTAGATATTTATATGAATAAATAAAAAATAATAATGGCAAATCAAAAAGTATTCGTATCCCCCGGTGTATACACATCTGAAACAGATTTAACATTTGTTTCCCAGAGTATTGGTGTAACCACATTGGGAATGGTCGGTGAGACTATTAAAGGCCCTGCATTTGAGCCTATATTCATTACAAGTTATGATGAATTTCAAACGTATTTTGGTGGGACATCACCTGAAAAATATATAAACACACAGATACCAAAATATGAATCTGCATATATTGCCAAATCATATTTGCAGCAATCAAATCAAATGTATGTTACAAGAGTATTGGGATTATCTGGTTATGATGCTGGACCATCTTGGTCAATAACAACCATTGCAAATGTTAATCATTCAACTGTTGGTTTAACTGGTTCAACTGGAGTTGGTTCATCTTTTTCAATAGCATTTACTGGTACAACTGGAACAACTGGGACATTTGTTATAACAAGTGGAACATATCCAAATGGTATAACTTTATCAGTATTTTCTGGTGACACTTATACAACAAGCAATGGTTCAACATCAACATTCTATGATGATTTAAAGACATTTGCAAATGATGTGGCTTTATCAACTTCATTAACTGGACAAACATCAACTTATGGGTCATTACCAGTTAATGTTTATAACACAATAACAGGTTCAACAAAATCTGGATTAACTGAATATAATTATTTTGGAACAACAATTCCTTTGGGTAGTGATGGTAAGCCAGCAAATGAAAATGATTTGTGGTATTATGCAACATTTACAAACCCATCTGGAAATGATTATACAGGTTATTCATTTTATTACAACACAACCAATTTTAATGTATCAAATGGTTCATTTACTGGAACAGTAACTGGTAATACTTATGTATTCTCTGGAACAGCATATACAGGTTATAGTGATATGGTTGTGGCAACAATTAGGTCAAGGGGTATCACAAATTATTCATCAGCCAATCATGGACAGATTTATAATTTAACTGGTAATACATTAATAATTGATTCAGCAAATAGTACCACAATAAGTGATACGCCATTTGGTAATTTTGTTTTAAGTGGTAAAACATCATCAAATAGTAATTTCACATTTAATGTTTCATTAAAAAATACCAATTCAAATTATATTGCAAATGTATTGGGTGTTGATAATTTTGGAAAAGATAGAAATGATGTTCCAATATTTGTTGAAGAGCATTATCCAACATTATTAAATCAAGCATATAAACTTGGTTATATTAGAGGATTGAAAACAAGTTTAACTTATTTGGGCGATGCAAGAACTGGAGGGTCATCTTCAATTGGATGGTATCTTGAAAAATATCAATCACCAAAAACACCTTTTGTTGTTTCTGAATTGAGAGGAAATAAAGTTTATAACTTATTTAAGTTCATTTCAATATCTGATGGAAATTCAGCAAATACAGAAATTAAAGTTTCAATCATTAATATGTCATTTAAGAATAGAACATTTGATGTATTGGTTAGAAGTTATTATGATTCAGATTCTGCACCAGTTGTATTGGAGAAATATACAAATTGCACATTAGATGAATCACAAAATAGTTTTATTGGAAAGAAGATTGGAACAAGTGATGGCAAATATAATTTGGTTTCAAAATATATTATGCTTGAAATGGGAGATGAATTCCCATCTGATGCAATTCCTTGTGGATTTATGGGTTATCCCCACAGAAAGTATGGTTCAAAATTAACGCCAAATTTATTATATAAGACAAGATATTATTATAATAATGAGGTTGTTAACAATGAGCCATTTGCTACATCAAATGCTGTACCAGCTGATAATGTAAAAAGAACATATCTTGGATTTTCAACAAATTATGGTTATGATAATTCTTTATTATCATATAAGGGCAAACAAAATCCAGCAAGCATTATTGCAGATGGAACTGAATGGAATGTGGTTACAAAAGGTTTCCATATGGATTCAGGTGCAACAGTTGTTACCATAGCAAATACTTATACAACAAGTGGTCAAACAGCCTTTGAGGTTGGTAGTGGAAGTTTTAATTCAGAACCAGAAACAAATTCAAATCCATATTATTACTTATATTCAAGAAAGTTCACCTTATTATTTGAGGGTGGTTTTGATGGATGGGATGTTTATTCTGAAAGAAGAACAAATGGGGATACATACCAAATTGGTGGTGTTGATTATATGAGAGGTGCATTATCTGTGGCTGGAAAATATGCAGCAGCAACAGGTCAAGGAACATTTAAACAAATTACTGATGGTGATGGCTCAATTGAATTTGCAACAACAGATTATTATGCATATCTTAAAGGAATTTTAACATATCAAAATCCAGAATCAACAAATATAAATATTTTTGTTACACCAGGTATTGATTATATTAATAATAGCAACTTGGTTGAAAATGCCATTGACATGATTGAAAGTGATAGAGCAGATTCAATTTATATTGTTACAACACCTGATGCAAATTTATTGACAACTGATGTAAATAATGTCATTTATCCACAAGAATCAATTGTTTCTTTGGAGGAAACAAATATTGATTCAAATTATACTGCAACATATTATCCTTGGATTTTGGTTAGAGACCAAGCAAATAATACCCAAGTTTATATCCCACCAACAGCAGAAGTCTGTAGGAATTTGGCATTAACTGACAATGTGGCATTCCCCTGGTTTGCATCAGCAGGTTATAATAGAGGATTGGTTAATTCTGTTAAGGCAAGGTTAAAACTAACCCAAGATGATAGAGATACTTTATATCAAGGAAGAATAAATCCAATTGCAACATTCTCTGATGTTAATACTGTGATTTGGGGAAATAAAACTTTGCAAGTTAGAGAATCAGCACTAAATAGGATTAATGTTCGTAGGTTGTTATTGCAGGCACGTAAATTAATCTCTGCGGTCGCTGTGAGGCTACTTTTTGAACAAAATGACCAGATAGTTAGGCAACAGTTTTTGGACACTGTAAATCCAATTCTTGATGGAATTAGAAGGGATCGTGGATTGACAGATTTCCGTGTTACAGTTTCATCAGACCCAGAGGATATTGATAGAAATACAATGAGTGGAAAAATCTACATCAAGCCCACAAGAAGTTTGGAGTATATTGATCTCTCTTTTATCATCACGCCTACTGGTGCTTCATTTGAAGATATATAATGATGGATATATCCAACACTAAGCCTTATAATAGGGCATAATGATGGAATTTTACAACAAACCCCCACTTCTATTTTGAGGTGGGGGGTTTGTTTTTTAGAACTCTTCTATTGGGAAATTCTTCATCTTTATTTTCCAATATTCAGCCATAAATTCGGCCCGCAACTTATACTTTGGGTCAGTATGATAACCTGATTCATAAATGCATTTACATATGCTTTCATATAAATCTTTTTTGGGTAGGTTATAGTTTGCTTTTTTGCAATCATAATATCTGCCAGAATTCAATATTTTAGCCCAAGCTTCAATGCCAGATTCAGTTGAATTGGCCTTATAAAATTTATCTTTTATTATTTTATTTTTACCATTAATTACTTCACGTGTTTTATAGGTTACACTATCATACCCTTTTATGGCTTTACCCCCACCTGCATTAGCATGTAAGCGCCATAGATTTGTTTCAATACCTTTGCTTGTGGCTTCAATGATAAAGAATGAGTATATCATAGATATGGGGAAACCAGTTAAATGATGAACATTCATAAGCATATCATCATAATTATATGCCATCCATATTCTTCTCATTTTATAAAGATTAACATTTTTTAAATTCCTAAATCCATTTTTTTCAAGGAATTTTTTTAATTCATTATTATTTAAATTCCTTATATCATAACCATATGATCTTCCAGCATAAGCATATTTGTTTATGGTTGGGGTGGCAACAATTGAATCTTTTTTAATTTCTAAAGTTGGATTTATTTTTGGTTCAATATATAATGTTTCAATTTTAACAATTGGATTTAAATCTATTGATTTTTGGATTTCTTTCTTTGGGGAAAAAGAGAAACCTATAAACAATAAACCCCAAAACCCCATAACCATATATAATGCAAATTCTTTTTTCCTTGGTTTTTGTGCATTTCTTTTCATTTAAAGTTTTAATATAAAAATAAAAAAATATAACCAACAAGTAAACATAAAGGAAAAATCTATTTAATAATTAAGTAAAATGGATATTTATTGTAAAAATAATAAATATGAAATTAGTTGAAGGATTTAGAGAAGATTCAACCCCAGATATGAAATATTATGCATTTGACTGGGATGATAACATTGTTTATATGCCAACAGAAATAATATTAATTGATGAATATAATGATGAAGTTGGAATGTCAACACATGACTTTGCAAAATATAGGAGTGACATTGGGAAGAATGAATTTAAATATAGAGGAACAACAATTGTTGGTTATGCTGATAATCCATTTAGACAATTTAGAGTTGAAGGTGATGAACAATTCTTAAAAGATATTATGATTGCAAAAGCTGGTCCAGCATTTAATGATTTCAAAGAAGCAGTTAACAATGGATCCATTTTCTCAATTATCACAGCAAGGGGACATAACCCTGAAACATTGAAAAAAGCAGTTAAGATATATATTGAAGAAGATTTTAATGAAATAAGTAAAAAAAGGGTTATACATAATCTTAAAAAATATAGGGATTTAATACCATCTGAAGAAAAGAATGATGAGATTATTGATGAATATTTGGATTTATGCAAATTTTATCCTGTTTCATTTGGATCTGGTAGTGCTGCTAATCCAGAAGTAGAAAAAGTTAAAGCATTAAAGGAATTTTATGAATATTGTAAAGAAATGGCTAATGAAATTAAAAAAGCATTTGAATTTAAAAATGATGTTTCTGGTGAAACATTGAAATTCTCAATTGGATTTTCTGATGATGATATTAAAAATATTGAAACAATGAAGAAAAATATAAATAAACCAGAATTAACAATATATTCAACTAATAAAGGTAATAAAGAGAAAGTATAATATTATATTATATATATATATATAATTATTATTATGATAATAATACAATATATAGATTTGATACAAAAAAAAGTAAATATTGTTTTTCAGAAAAAAATTAAAATATTTTAAAATTTTAATTTAAATACAAAATTACCAACATCATAAATTCTTGGAATACCCCTTTCTTCCATAATTTGAAATTCTGTTTTGGTTGAATCAAAACCATTCTTAATCAGGATGTCTTTTCTAAATTCAAATCTATGTTTTCTTTTTTTATTTATAACATAAAAATAATTTGGGCTAGTTGATTTAACTTCAACAAAGCCCAATTTTTTATATAAATTTCCATTACTAAATCTTTTATCAGCATAACTTAAAATTTCTGTTGGTTTATATGTTTGAATAAAATAATTTAATAATTTTGATGCACCCCCTATCACAGAAGTATTCAACTTATTGCAAAATCGGAGAAGTTCATATTCAGTATTATTATTAATTTTATTACCCAGAGCAATTCTCTTTTTTCCAAATGTCATTAAAGATACCAATTCATCATTATGATATAAACCAAGGTTAATGGAACTTCCAACCATACCTTGAATATGATTCTCATTAAGGAATTTTGATTTGTCTTTTGTTTCAACCAATTTGATAACACACTTTCTGGCATAAATTTTATGTTCAACTTTGTTTAATTTGTTTAACAATATGCTTTTAACAATTTCTTTTTTGTCGTCCCATTCATCTTCAAATATGTGTATTAACTGGATATTATTTGAATTACAAATTTCTGTTTTCTCTAAATGATAATTATTTTTTTTGAATACATTTGAATGAAAGTAAACCCCATTGAATTCAATGGCTAAATTATGCTTGGGGATATAGATATCAATTTCTTTACCATTTAAAATATTTCTATCATTTTTAATATATTCAATATTATTTTTATTCAAGAATTCACATAAATCATTTTCTTTAATTGATGAAAATTCACCTGCTGGATTACATAATGTGCAAGGATTTACTTTATTTTCATGTCTATAATATAACAAACTCCTATCAATTGAGTATTGATTATTACAAATATTACATAATATTTCAATATTTTTGCCAACAGAATTTTTAATATTTAAATCACTATATTTTTTTTCAAAATTAATTGATGATTTTTTAGTTTTTATATTTCTACTTTCCTTTAATAAGATTGGGGTGCTAACACCATATCTCTTAATATTTGTTTCTGCTATTTTTTGTTTTACTTTATCTAATTTTGATGTATGGTCAACTCCATATTTTTCAATTGTTCTTTGTTTAATTAATTCTTTATCAAAGAATATATTTGTAACTCCATAATTTAACATTGTGGTGGCTTCTATTTTTTCCTTAATATCTTTTGAAGAATTTGGGGAATTGCCACCATATTTCTCTGTATTTGTTATTTTAATTTTATTTATATGTTCAATATCAGAGTTTGTGCAAAGCAAAGAACAATAAACTCCATAACCTTCAGTTAAGGATCTTTTAAACTTTAAATTTACCCCACATTTCTTGCAGGTTGGGATTTCTTTAACCTGATTAATGTAGTGCCATATTTTTTGGTTAAATGGCATAGATGTTAAATGTGTGGTGTAATTAATAATTTTTTCATATAAATCATTATGGTTGTTTTTAAGGAATGATTCTTTGGTCTTATATCCAGATTTATTGTCAGTTGTAAAAAAAATTAATAAATCCATATATTTTTCTATTTACTTGATATTTATAAAATGTATGAGAATATACTCATAACAAAGATAACAATAAATATTATAAAAAAAATAAAAAAAACATATTATGGCTGATTTATTACTTAAAATGCCTTTGCCTTATGAACCAAAAAGACAAAATAGGTTTATATTAAGGTTTCCGGCTCCTATGGGAATAAATGAATGGTTTGTTGAAAGTGCATCAAGACCTAAAATATCAATAACATCAAAAGAAATTGAATTTCTAAATACATCAACATTTGTTTCTGGCAGATTTAAATGGGAAGCAATCACTATTAAATTCAGAGACCCAATTGGACCATCTGCTGCTCAAGCATTAATGGAGTGGGTTAGATTACATGCAGAATCAATTACTGGTAGAATGGGGTATGCTTCTGGTTATAAGCAAGATTTAACATTAGAACTACTTGACCCAACTGGTGTTGTGATTGAAAAATGGCAATTAATTGGGTGTATTATAACAAATGCTGATTTTGGTGCTTTGGCATATAATTCAGATTCATTGGCTGATATTAGTGTTACAATTCAACCTGATAGATGTATATTAGT